GGAGAGCAATACTGGCATTCAGCTTTATTTTAGCCGTTATGGCTGACGTGTTATCCATTACTTTAACTGACACTTAATGGCTCCGTGCTTTTCTTTAATGCTATCTCGATATTATCCACGTCATTGCATAACAGCGGTCGTTTAAAGGTAGTGACAGATATAACTCTGTACCACGCTTCGTGCTCTGGATCACCATAGGGACGAGTAATAACTAACATCTCTTCTAATCTGTGGTAGTTAGCTTTTACAAAGGCATTCTCTGGATCAGGACGGATAATAGCATCACTAGTTATTATGTCCTGATTGTTGCCATGCGCCCAGCCCGTATTATGTTCAATAATAGCTGGGACAGTTGTGGTATCGAGAATACGCTCAGTATCATACTCATCAATGGTAAAACGAACGAAAGTGACTTGATCTTGATACCTGCATATCACTGCGTTGGCTCCACGGTTAATGTTCCATAGGGGCCAGCATAGCGCTGTAGTACCGAAGTGATCCGTATATCCTCTTGAGGAAGCAACTGGTCAAACTTCGTGTATGAGTGGGGGCCTATACTTTCCGACTTAATATTCTTACCACAATCAATGTAGTAGTCAATTAAATCAGTCCAAGCATAGAGCAAGTCATCAGGTATGGTTTGCCATTGCCATTTTGCATCAACGGCTAACTGCACACATCCGACACACTCACATATACAAAAACAGGTTTCACATACTTCTATATATTTTGCTATCCCGTCACGTCCATATTGCACCCGTATCTCTTCAGGTTTAAAGGTTCGTATCGTTATATTATCTTTCACCAACTTTACTTTATATAGTTCGGTAAAAGGATCGACGAATAGGAATCTATCTTTATTGTTGTACCTGTAGAGACGATATGCAAATTGAACAGAGTCAGGAGGTAGCAAGCTTGAGACATCCACATTTGAGCAAGAACACTCAATCGGTGACTTACCCAGTTCATTGTAAAGGTTCGTATTTACTTTTGTAGGGTCAAGGGTATAGCCCAGCATACTCTCGAGCACAGCACGAGTGCGCTTTATCTGTTTTTCAACTTCTGGCGTACAGGTTTTACCTGTTAACTGAGTGTATACTGAGCAGTCCATAACCCTATTCCTTCTCTATCTTAGCTTACGCCAGGTGATAGAAGACCTGCTACTTGGCTGTTATCTAGAATCGCACCACCACGGAAGAATGATCCACGAAGAACCAATTCGTTTCGTTGGTAGGCAGATTTAACGACACCACCATCTTCGTAAGCCGCTTCAGTTGAGAGGTCATATTGCAGACCACCGCTGATGCGTCCTGTGAAGTTGTTTAGGTCGACATAGAATACAGCGTGGTTAACTGTGACGTTCACACCGTCAACTTGGAAGACTCGTGTCTGAGCACTGTTAAGCGCTGGAAGAAGATCATCAGATACAACGATGACTCGTTTGCCAAAGATCTGTTCCTGAGCGTTATTCTGTACCAAGTTTGCAAGTGGGCCGTTAACACCAGCACGAATAGCTTGTTTAACGAACTCACCCCATGAAGTACAACTCATGATGAATACACCATTTGAAGTACAGCTACATAGCTCTTGCCATACGCTTACGAATGATACAAGACCGTCTGATGCAGGGTTTACGTCATAAATGACTGAGTTTCCATTAGCTTCAACAGCTTGCTCAAGACGAGCGATAACGAGTTGTGCTCGCTTTCGATCATAGTCGGTTCGATAACCAAGTGATACATCACCGAGTAAATCAGCAGCTAGGAAACGAGTAGCAGCGTTACAAACTGGGGTAACAGCAGCTAGTTCTTCTAGATCAGCTGTTCGGATGGTAGCACCGTATTCGCTAATAGGCTTTAAGTTATTAGGTTCACACATTGCAACGTTCTGCATGTTGATATCACCATTTCGGGTCAACCATGCAAATTGCGTGCTAAGAGTCTCTCGCCAGTTTACAGCGTCAACAAGTGGCGTGTAATCATTGCGACAACCCTGAATTTCTTCAAGAAGCTCACGACAGATAACGAAGTTACCAAAATCAGCGATAGTGAGGGCATTCTTTACGAGGCCTTCCTTCTTTAACTCGCTGAGGTTAAACTCATTAATCGCACGGAGTTCTTTAGCGGCATCCTGGTCGTAAGATACGAGCATGCGTCGGGCAGACTCGATCTGGTTGACAGTTCGCTCTTCACTATCCATGCTTGCAAGCTTGCTTGTTTCACTTACGATACCGTTGCTCTCTTTTTTGAACTTTGGCTCTTCAGCAGCTTTGTCAAAAGCTTGCTTTTCCATAGATTCAATTTTTTCTTGTAGCGGGCTAGTGGCAGCTTCTACAGCCGTTTTAATAGCCTCAGTAATAGCATTCAAGTCAGTCGCTTCAGATTTCTCTTCGACTTTCTTGACATCTTCTTTTACTTCAGTCGCCATTTCTTTATTCTCCTTTACATTACTATTATCGACTTTAAATAAGGTTTCTACCTCTTTAGTGTCGAGTCCTTGTTCTTTGGATTGTTCTATTGATTTATGAACTGAGTTGAGATAAGAAGCATTATCGTTGTTTCCAACCACCACGGCACTTAGACCAATAAGCCTTGCCCCGTAGTAAACACCTTCTTCGGTAGGAGGAGGACCAAATGTCTCAATTGAGAAATCTGTTACGAATCCTCCTTTTAGTAAGTCGTAAGCAGTCTTAGCTAGAGCGTTCTCTTTGACAGCAAAACGTATGCCATCTATCGTTACTTTTGCTCCCTGCTTAGCTACACCAATAGCTTTGCCTATAATATGATCGAGTCTATCAACATGGTCAGCTGTTATGTTTCCTTTGTAGTTGGATATATCCATTGAAGGAATGTCATACCTTGTACCGTTCTTTTGAGTAGAATCATCAGTAATAGTTAAGCCACTTGGAAACCTTACTAATCCATCACCATCATCAACTAAAGCGTTCTTTTCAATGTGAACACCCAAAGTCGGGTGCTTTTCTTCTGAAGCATTGCTTGCTAGTTCAGCTGGTTCTTCACCTGCATCTCTTATGTGTCTTGCCACGTGGTTATATACTTCTTGTCTGTCACTGTCTGGGATATTAGCTCCCCCCCTAGCTCCATTCAATACTGCTATAACTGCTTGACAGCCCTTAAGATTAGCGGCTCCGACCTGACCTTCCTCAGATACGTTATGGTGTCCGAACTTATAAGCGGACTTAGTATCTGGGTCTTTGTCTGGATCTATCCAAGCGTAATACTTCTTATAGGTATCTGCACCCGCATCATTAGATAACCGTGCTTCATTAGCTGGCCCATCCCAAGACGAGTCAGTATCTACAGCAGTTTTCTTATAACTGATTGCAGGCATATTTTACCTCTTACATTAAAGTTTCTGAGCACTCTGACGGTAGTAAATCTACTCTAATGGCACTTCTGATAATAGAATAGCAATAATAAAAGGAATTAACAATATTACGAACGTGGTGTTACTTGTACGGTTACTGAAGCACCATTTACTGCTACTGTTGATGCAAGGAGTACCTCAACACCAAGAAGAGTGACGGCATTGCGCTGTCCAACCTGTATAACAGCCTGTGTAGTACTGACGGATACTATCCGTAAGAATTGATTGAATGTTCCTCCAATAATCTGTGGCTGAATATCTGGTGGAGTAGAATAACTGTTGGCAAAGGTTATCGTTAGGTTACCACTGGCATTAGTTGTTCCTAAAAACGTCTCAACTTTTCTTAGTCCTGTAGTATCAGGAATAGTTGGTTTATTTAAAATCTGAGCTACTCCAGAAGTAGCATTCCAGTCACTATTTATTTGAGGTGCTGGAATCGTCGGTTTGTTCGTTAAGTCGTTATAGCTCCCACTTGTTGCGACTGTCGCCAGATCAGTGCTATTTACTTTTAAATCTAAGGCTGTTTGTGTAGCCGTTGAAATAGGTTTATTTGTATCTGAAGTATTATCAACGTTCCCCAAGTTTATATCCGCACCATTAATCGGTACTCTTACGGCATCCCAACCTGTATCATCTAATTTTCTTCGGGCAATTTGTCCAGGATTTAAAGTAATATTAGCAGGGATTGATCCATATAATCCAGGCATAATCTTTTCCTTACTCTAGGCTGTATCAATAAAAGCTTTTAGTTTTTCAACGTCTCTTATCAATGTTGCTAGTACGTTTGCGTTTGTAATTGAGTTGGCAGTGCTTACGTCTAATGTTCGAGTCTCGGTATCATTAGAAACAGTGTAAGTCGGTATATGTGAAATCGGTGCTGACTGTAATACTCCGCCACCATCAGTGTACAGCATATTTTCTGGAACATTTGTTGTAGAATCATCTCTCGTGTTTCTATAGGCTATAAGTGTTGTTTGTGTTGGTTCTACTCTTACCGAATTATTATCGCTACCACTCGCTGCATTAATCTCTGCTCGCCCTATCTGAGCTAACACACCGCTTACAATCGTATTTGTTGAATCAACAGCCGATACGCTTGATCCACCAGATGAAACTTGCAGGACTGTATAGTCGGTCGTACCAGGACTTCCCAGTATTACAAGATATGTTTGGGTATTGTCACCATCTATAGTTGTGACTCCATCAGTAAGAGTGCCACCCAATTTAACGTTTGATCCAGAAGCGGTGAGGCCATTAGATGCGGTAGACAATCCACCTCCG